CTTTCTGTAGTGTTTACAGTATATCAGATTCATTAAGAAATGTCTCTTGAAGTGTCTTAAATTACGATACCATTATATTCCTCTATATAAATAAATTTTATATTTATAATTTTTGATGTTATATTTGTTATACGCATATTAACACAACTTGCGCTTTTACGCAAGCATAGACTATTTCTTCACCTACCGACCTTTACGGTTTAGGGTGTCCTTTTCGATTTAAGGGGTTTTCACCCACGCCATTTGCGATTGCGCCCTACGATTATTGCTATAGATATTCAGGATTTCCACCTTTATTCTCTTGTCTATAGCTCGACGAGAATCTAGTCGTTGAACGTTCACCCTCGACTCAAGTACCGTATGATCTACGGAATACGTTAGGGTGCTTCGCTGCATGAACAACCAATCCTTGCGTTTTCAAACCTTCATAATCTAGTTTCCTGATTATTGTGGTGCAAGGCTCTAAGGTATTACCTGCAGTTAAAATCATTCCAGTATGAATTTCTTCATACAGAGGCTAGCTTTTAGCCTCGTGGCTGCTACATCGAATGCGATTTTGGCTTGCTGTGCATCAGTTAAATCGTCCCACTTATCTTTAAGCTCAGACATAACAGTAATGATACCACGGTCAGATCCATCCGGATTATAAACATCTACACCTATAGCATGCAGAGATGCAGAAGCATTAGATAAAGTTGCATTGTCAACTTCGTCGGCATATTGTGGCATTTTACCGACTTTTGTAGTTCTTGTGATAATTGTCTTCAAAGCATTACCAATTGAAGATCCATCTTCACGAGTTCTTTCTGATACTTTAGCAGTAATAGCTGCAAGCTGTTCATATGACATACCTGCATCATAAGCAACCTGACCGGAAGCCTGTACAGCATCAGAAATAATTTTGATACCTTTAGCGTAATCAATTCCCACACTTCCGGAAACTTTATCCAGAACATCGACAATATGCATAGAGGCATCAGCAGCAGTAGTAGATCCATCTTCTAACATATGGAACTGCTGTAAAATACCCTGTACCTGATCGGCAGCAGTAGAGGCATCAACACTACTTAAGTTACTTAAGATAGCAGTTGGTTTAGCTGTCTGCTGAATTTCAGAAGCAGTAGTATTCATGTTTGCATAGATTTTATAAATGTCCATAGTATTATCCAAGGACATTGATAAATCTTTTGCCATATCAATTGCAGAAGTACCAAGATTCTGTAATTGATCCGGCGATAAATTCATTGTATAACTAACATTTGTTAAGTCTTTTTGGAAATTTAAGAAATCATTGAAGCCTTGTTTGGCCTTCTGAATTGCTTTCATGGTTACCTGGAAATAAGAAACATAACTTGCAATATCTGCAATAGCACCTTTAAAGTTTCCTGATACCATTCCTTTAATAGAAGTTCCGAATGAAGACATCCCGGTTGATGCTTTGGAGGCAGTACTAGATATAATGCGCATTGCATTTCCTGCTTTTTCAAGATTACCAGTTAAAGTAACAACATTACCAGATATATCAGCAAATTGCATCTTTACTTGTCCGGTAGTTTCATTGATAGATGAAGAAATCTTAGATGTTAATCCGATAGAATTAGCGTATTCTGTAAGCATTGTTTCAACATCTTTTGTATCTTGTACCAGTCCTTTTGTTCCTTCTAAATAAGTTCCTTTGCTATTTGTTTTATCGTAATTTTTAGCAACTTTTTGAAAATCTTGCATTTTAGATGCTAATTCAGAAATTTCATCTTGAGCTTGGCTAGTATCAATTTCTTTATTATGGAACTTGGTTACAATATCATTATATGATTCAACAAAACCATTTAATTTATCCGTATATGCCGAAACCTTACCAGAAGAATTTTCTGCCTTAGTTAAACTATCAAAAGCTGTTCCAAATTCATTTGCAAATTGAATAAATGAACTTCCTTTAAGAGAATCAAAAGTTTGATAAAAATCCTGTATTCTATTTTTGAAATTGCCAAGATTATCGGCTCCATTCTCAAATGTAAATGCGCTTTCTAATTTCTCTTTTAATGAAGCAATACCATCCGGAAGATTCATAGTATTCTGCATATGCTTGAGAGAATTTTCAAAATCATTTATTTGGCTAGATAATGACTCTTTTAAATTTCCTAGAATACTATTTCTATCAAGATCGGATGCCTTTTTTATATCTGAAATTAAACTATCTGAATCAATATTTTTACCAGAATTTTTGATCTGTGCTTTTAATGCTTCATATGTAGCCTGAACACCATTACGCTGATTCATTTTTTCAGTATATTCTTGTTCAGAATAATTTTTATTGCCAGCCATTTTATATAAATCATTGCTAAGTTTTCTCTGACGAGAATATGCCTGAGTCATTAAAGTAGTGATTTTATTTTCATAATCTGACATACTCTGCTCAGAATCGGTAAATGCTTTCTCATAATTACCAAAAAGCAACTGATTCAGTACACTATCAGCATCATCCTTATTATTCTGGTATGTATTTTTCTTGAATTCGTCAACATTTTCTTTGAGCTTTTTTATATTTTTAAATCTATCAGTAAATCCAGAAATAAAATCATCACTTGAAATTTGACCTTTTGCACCTTTTGCTTCAAAGCTATACAAATCCTGCATAGCAGATTTTAGTTCTTTTACTTTTTCAATAGCTTTGGTATACTGTTCTGTAAATGCTTCTTTATTATTAGCTTGGATAGTCTTTTCATCAAATCCAGATACGTCTGCCTGAGCTTGTTTCATCTCACGAACAACTTTGTCATAATCTTCAACATTTTTTCCAGCATTTTTTAATGCCTCAGAATTCTTTGACACAAAGTCATTTTGAGTTAACTTCTCAAATGCATCATTTGCTTTTTTGGCTGCCTCAGCTGTTTCAGTAATTCGATTTCCAATTTCTGTGTATGTATCGCTACCTTTAGAATATTGACTTTGTTTTTTTTTATATCCAAGCAATTCTGCATTAAGGGATTTTACTTCTTTTGCCTTATCAATAGCATTGTCATATTGTTTTGCGATATCAGAATTTTTGATGGCATCAGCCTGCTTTTTAGATGCAGTAAGTTGAGCCTGAGTTACTTTCATATCGCCTTGGATTTGCTTCAATCCAGATTCTGTATAACAAGTCTTAAGATTTTCTTTTAAAGTAGAAAATGAGTCAGCGGCTTTTTCACCAACGTCTCCAAGTTTTTCTGCATCAGCAATATATCCATCCAGTTTAGCAGAAGTAGATTCAAAATCTCTATTTAAACCAGCTAATGGACCAATCCATTTACCGTTTTCGATACTTCCGGTAAAATTATCAGAAGCATTTTTAGTGCCAATAACAACATTCTGCTTCCCTGTCAATCCCTGTTCCAGATTATGCACATAATTTAAAGCAGATTCACGAGCCTTATTTGAATCAAACTGCTCATTAATATCTGTGATTTGTTTTTGAACGTTCTCTAACCCAGCAGGAGTAGTAATAGTAGATAAACTTTTTTGTATACCCTGAAGTTTTCCAGCAGCAATAGTACCAGCCTGTCCAAGAGATTCTATATCTGAAATCTGTTTAGAAATATCCGTATTTAGTGTATCTTTTTTTACATTGAAATTATCACGATTTGTTTTACGAGTTGCAGATAGTGATCTGGCAGATTCAGCAGATCCTTTTCGAAGTGCTTGAGTAAAGTTCTGATACATATAATCGTTATCAGGAAGAGATGCATTTAATCTTGCAATTCTATGTAATTCAGATAAGTCTTGTTGATCAGATTTGATATCATCTTGCAACTTCTTAAGAAGATTAGGATTCTGTTTATCAGTGGATTTATATTTCTCCGTATCAAGCTTCGCATAATTAGAGTTAATTTTTTTACTTAATTTAACAGCTTCTCCCTCAAGTTTCTCATAACTATCATAATATGCAATAGCATTTTCATATCCTTCAGCTAAGAGATTACCATTAGCATCAAACTGTTTTTTATATGTCTGAGTAAGGGTGTATATAGTTCTGTTGGTATCTTCATACACTTTAATATATTTCTGCGCGTCACCAAATTCCCTTTGAGAAAGCTGTTTTAAGCCATCTAATTCTGGTGGAGTAACAGGTTCTTCTGTTAAATTAGAATTAACATTCTTCAAACCAAACACAGTTTTGATTGTATCGTTCTGTTCTTTTGCAGCATCTGTAACTTGATTTGTTACTTTCTTCTCGGACTCAGCAATTTTATCATTTGCAGCAACAACAGCATCAGCTTCTTTGGATTTTGCATCAATAACTTGATCTGCTGTTCTAGTAATAGCATCTGCAGTTTCTTCTGTCTGTTTTTTAATATCAGAATTATCAAGTAACGATGAAGCAGTAGTAGCTGGTTTCGTAATAGTAGGAAGATTTTTAATAGCAAAATCCACATGCCCGTCAGCATGAATCATATCTTCAAGCTGACTTGCTAATTTATTCATTACTCCAATATTTTTTATAATTTCATCAGTATCGCCATTTTCATTATCGCGGTTATTGAGTTTATCGGCATTAATTTTAATAATTCTGTTGGAAATTCTATCGAATATCTTAGACACATCGGGATTATTCCCTAAATAACCCAGATCTTTAAGCGGCTTCTTTATCGAATAAATCTGTTCTACTGTTTTTCTTGTAGAATCAGCAGCTAATTGTGCTACTTCTTGACTCATAGGTTTTGGACCAACAAATTTTTCTTTCTCATCATCAAATAAATGTGGTGCTACTTTTGCATACGCTTCTCTAAATACTGCACTTTTTAAAGCATAATCAGATGGATGAATACTATTTGTTTTTCTTGCTTTTCTTGCTTCTACAAAATTTTTATATGCATCTTTTAATTCATCATATAATTTTTCAATATTTCCTTCTGGTCGATCTGAGTCATCAGAATCATCAATAACAGGTTTTACTTTTTTTTTAGTTTTACCAGTAGAAGAAGCCTTATGTGTAGATTCTTTCTTTTTAGTAATTTTTGAAATGCTATTTGCAATATCTTTTTGACTGATCTGCGTCGGATCCAGAGCACCCGTTACAACCTGATCGATAATATCATATACATTTGCTTTCTTAGCAATCTGATTTGCCAGATAAGCAACATAGTTACCTGTATCAGCCTTTTCAGAACCAACGCCCATTAATTTATACATTTCTTCAGGTGAAACTTTTGCAGCAGCTTTAACATTCATTTTAGAACTTAAATCAGCAAAAAACTTAGAAGCATTAAGTACATTTTGTACGAGCTTCACTTGTTCATTAATTGCATTACCATATTCTGTTGCAGATAAAGAAAGATCCGGGGCAGTAAACGCCTCGGACGGAATAGTTTTAGATACTGCTTTTTTAGCATTTTCTAAGTAGCTTTTTAATCTATATACAGTTTCGTATGATTCAGGAATATTTTTATCTGATATTATGCCCTTATCTGTAAGTGTCTGAATTATGCCACTTCTTTGACGAGCTGATAATTCAGGAACTCTTTTCATGAAATTATCAAGAGATATATTAGGCTCTTTATCTAGCCCTGGAAAATCTTTGAATTTTCTACTGACATCTGAATAAGCTTTCCCAATAGCGGCCTGTAAATCTTTACCAATGCTTTTGCTGATAGTACCTTTATTTACTAGAAAATCCACTTTTGCTTTTGCAGTTGGGAGATTATTGAGCTTCTTTAAATCAGAAGCATCAAGTTGAACATTTACTTTTGCATCAATTCCACTTTGAGCATTTTTTCTTAAATTGTCTAATTTTATATTAGCTTTATCAATTTCTGACGAATCTGTCTTAGGCTTAACTGTTGTATTGTTAGTATCCTTAATTTCATCTTTTAATTTATTTAATCTATTAAGCAATGAATTAAGATCGTCACTACTTACTATTTCAAGTTCTTCTCTTATTTTTGCCATATGTATTGTTCACCAACCTTTATATTATAATCCATAACGATTTATAAGTAGATCTATCCCTACAGCCTCTACTTTTTTATGCCATTCTCCACTTTTAAAATAGTTTTTTACGTCTGACTGAATTTTAGGTCCAGGAGCAGCAGATGAGGCAGCCATAGCTCCCCAATGTGTATACTCTTTAAATGGAGATCTCCAATATAATGATCCTGGCGCCGGATGACCTTCTCCTTTATCAGCGCCTCCATGCCATCCTTCAAAAAACATACGGTCATAAATATATTCATTGCTTACTCTATGAGATCCATTTAGTAAAGAGGCATCTGATTCAAATACAAGAAGATTTCCGTATACTTCACAAACATATGCATCTCTTAATCCATATGTTCTGCTGTAATATATTGGGGAATAACTCGCATAATAATTGTTAACCCATTTATCAAATATTTCTTTAACTTTGGCTTTAACTTCTGGAGCTATAGCTTCAGCCAAATAATTTGAAAATGGCTGTGGGATATCAGCCATTAATTTTTTTATCCTTCGAGCAAATTCCTCTATTGTCATATCAAATGCCCCCTTCCTATAATTTATTTCAAATCAAGTTTAATTCCATTTTCCTTTACATATTTCATTAATTCAGAAATACCTTCGTTGGCAAACATACCAACAGTAGTAGCAAATGCTTCTGTATATTTCGCAACATATGCTTCGATATTTTTATTTTCTTCATGGAAATTACCCATAAGCAAACTATTAATACTCATAAGTTCAGACAATTCTCTTTCTCCGATAATTTCACAAATTTTATTCATGAGATTATTTTCAAATAATAAATCATAATCTTGAAATGCATTTGTAGTACTATCATCAGTTTTTACTATATTCAGTTTTGTATATAAAATAAGGATAGTAGTAGTCATATTGATTTTAGATAAAAACATATCAATATACTGAACCCCATTTTTTCCAGTAGTAATAGACTTTTCGAGTATGGTCTGAAGAACAAGTTTCTTTTCTAAAACGGGACAATAAGTTCTCCAAACTGTACTTTTTACAAATTCATCTCGCTGTTCATCTGTTTTCAAGAGATTATATCGTCTGATAAACTCTGGAACATCAATTTTTCTTTCAATTGTATCTGAATTAACTTTATTTATTTCGCTCATAATGAATCTCCTTTTATTCCTTATTTTCTGTATGTTCATGTATGATAAATTCAAATTCTGTTCTTGGATTTTCCTTATCGTATCCGGTTTTTAAAGTGAGAGAGTGCAGATGCTTTTCATCATCATCTACAATAGCCCCAGCCTCAGTCAACCCATCTAAAATAAACTTAGGAATTTGATTATCTACGTCATGTCGTCTTTTTGTATTAAAAAAGACAGTTACAATGAGATCAAAATCATCTAACTGCCTATTATCCATTTTATTTATTTTTACCCAGAATTTTACGAATTCCTTCCACTTTTGTTTTAACGCATTCATCTGTATACGTGGTAAGATCATCCAAGTATTAATCGAAGGATGCCAAGGTTTTTCAATAGGAATTTTCTTGGCTCTTGGATGTTCTAAAAAATAATACTTTGTATACAAATCTAATGTCTTTTGATCAATTGTCAATATAATTGATTTATCCATATATTTAAACCTCTTTTACTAATTCATAACTGATAACAACCGGAATAATAATCAATCCTGCATTAGTATCATGAGTATCATGTTCGTAGTATTTTCTTACAGCCTCTGCAATAGCATAAGATGAGCATTTAGTAGCATTGTCAATATCTGTTACAAAACTGTATTCAATTTTTTGCAATTTCTTTTTGAGATATGTTGGTTTGCCAGAAACAGTAGTAGCAATAACATATCTTAGAACTTGTTTATCTAAAATTTTTTCTTTCATGTAGAGTTCTCCTTATTCAAGTGTATGATTAAGCCATTGCTGAAACAGCTCTTTGGTTTCTTCAATTAAAAAGATGTAAACAATAATATCTTTTCCGTCATCCGTAACACTTGGATACATATCTATCGGAAATACTCTATGTTTAATATATAAATCACGTTGCTTCGGATTTATAATCCTGCAGACTTCTTTCTCCGTATAATCACGCGGCTTCAAATTTGATTGTATTCTCATATTCCTTTTACTCCTTAAAAGTGAAAAAAGGGGTAGTCTCGAATAGTGAGACATACCCCTAAAAAATCACTATTCAAATACTATTTACGTTTTCTTGTACGTACTGGTTTACGAGTTTCAATTTCCTCGCTGTTTTCTTCGTCAACTACAGAATCCGGCTCAACAATATCTTTTTCTGAGATCTTCTGTAATTTAATATCAGCAGTTTCTTTCTGAATTTTTGCAATCATTTTCTGATTTACTTCATGAAATTTACTGACATCAGACATATCACAATCTTTCATTCTTTCAGCAGCTTCTCTAGCTATAATGTTTTCAGCATTATATTCTGTTAATGTATTAAAGATTGTTCTGCAATTATCGCTGCAATAAATCTCCATCCATCTTGGAAGATGGTCGAATTCTTCACAGCGACTACAATATGTATATGTTTTTCCGCATAAAATGCATTTCTTGTTATTTTTCTTAACCATGTTTTCCTCCTTGAATATGGATAGTAAAACAGCCGGTATGCTATGACACATACCGACCGTAATTAGAATAATATTATATTATCTAATGATTATTCTTCGTCTTCATCAGCCCAATAAATGTGATAAAGAGCTTTATCAGCAGAGCAGTAATCTACCTGAAGAGATCCAGAGTAAGCAAGCTGTCCGTCAGTTGTCAGAGAGATTTCAATTTCAGGAGATACCTGGAATGATGGAAGTACAATATACACTCCTTTAAGAACGTCAGAATGACATGGATCAACAGCAAGAGCCTTTAAAGTAAGCTTTACTGTCTGCGGGAACTTATCTGCCTTATTAGTAATAGCAACACCAGATTCAACTTCTCTTTCATACATAACGATGTAAGTATCTACGCCTGCAGCTGTAGGTGGTGTAAATTCTCCCCCTTCTGTAAGAGCGTATTTATCTGTTGCAGCAGCGGTATCTTTCTCATATGCAGTACCCATGGAACCATTTGCGCTGAAAGCATTTACTTTTACAGTACCATCAACAACTCCTGTTAATGTTGCTTTTGCACCAGCTTTTACAGTAATAATTTTTGGCATTTTAATTTTATTAGTAGAAGAAGCAGTTCTTTTACCTTCACCAGACGCAGCGCCAATAACGTTCAGGTTAATCATTGCATTATTTGCAGTAAACTCACCTGTTTTGGCCTTCCAGAAACGTTTGATCAGGTTACCCTGATTATCTGTTGCATCTGTTGACTCAGCACTGATATTAATAGTTGCATCCTGAAGCTGAGTTAATGCATATAATGGATTTCCGCTAAGATCTTCAGCATATCCATACTGAACACGGTCGATTACGATATCATCTAATGTAAATCCCATTATGATTTCCTCCTTTAAATTTTTTGTATATAGAAATTAATTTTTGAGAGAAATTTCTCTCATGAAATTAAGTTCATTCTTATCAATCTTTGAAGCGTCAACAAAGCCGCTATAAATACCCTTAAGTAAAGCAGTAGAAGATTCATAAACTTGTAATCTTTGAACACTGTCCATAAATTCAACAATGCCAACTTCACGTAATTCATTTTTTTTATATTTGAAACCGGGATGATTAAGACAAGTAGATATGAGTGGTAGAAGAGTGGATTTGTAAACATCATTTTTGTGTTGTTCGAAGCTCATGCGATCTTCTTCAATCATCCATTCTTTTGTAGATTTTCCCCTGGCTTTTTCCACTTTTGGGTAAGTGTTGAACATAGCTCTTAAATACGAAGCCATCTGTAGATATGCGGCTTCATCTATCTGAACATTTTGTTCTTCATTAAGTAAATAAAAAAACGGTTCCCCGTCTTCTGTTTGTGTTTGTTGCAATTGAAATAATTGGAAATTCAAGTCACCGAATAGTAACTTTGTAGATTTTGAGTCTATACTTGGAACAAGCATACAAAACAAAGAAAAGTCAGACATTTTATTCCAATCAATACCAAGATCCCATAATTGCATGCGATACATAGTAGGATTGGCAATAAAAATATTTATAGTAGAATAAATCTTTTTCTCACCACTTTTTATAATGTCTCCTATTGTAGGTTGATTAATTATAATGTCATTATATGTATCATTTTCGATAACAAATGGTTCACCAAAATATAATTTCAGTGCATCAATTTCAGATTCTTTGGAAATTGTCATATTTGTTATTCATTCCTGCATATAAATTATTAGGACATTCAATTTCAAATTTCAACGTTCTACAATAATACCTAGAGTCAATAATATCTCCATAATCATCTATACATTTAAGTTGATTTCCCAAAGAATTCGTCCAACATAAAAGATCTTTTACGATATAACTCAATAAGTCTGTTCGTACAATCCCATATTCTGTATCAAGATCATCTTCATGAACTAAACACATAACTATAAGTGTTTGTACTTTCATAGCCTTATTGTAATATGATGTATCAGTATCATTTATATCAAACATAATAAAATTTAATACTTCTTTATTAATACCATTCAGTTTTAATATAGGAAGAATTTGCTTCTTATCAACTCGTTTATTATATTCAATGATTAAATTTCGCTCATTTAGTTCTTGAGCTGTGGGATTATTTTTATCTGTATATTTATTCAACGGGCGTTTATCTTTTTTTCCTAAAATTTCATTAAGATCAGGATCCTCATTGAATAGTTTTAACAGTTTATCTTTTTTATAAATGATGTCGTTATTTTTCTTATTTTCAAGATCTCGTGTAATATGTGATATATCTCTATTCATCTAATTGCACCTCCACTTCAATAGAAGAATGATTGTCTCCATTATTATCTGTGGCTGATAAATTAAATCTTTTACCTATTAAACTATGAGCTTTTCCAGGCTTAAGTGATATAGTGACATTATCCATTACAGTCAATTTTATTAATCCTTCATAATATGATTTTTCTTCTTCTGTATATTCGGAATTTTTGTCAACAAGACTAATATTCCATTCAGAAGTAAGATCGGCATAAGGAAGTTTATATTCAAAATATGAATTTTTTCCAATATAAAGAAACTGTTTTGAACGGTCCAATAATGGCTCGATTTCACCATCGTCATTTAGATACATCCATTCAATTTGTGAACTTGTAATCATTGTTTGAGGTTTCTGAATAATCTCTGTTTTTTGATCACCAGAACCTTTATAATAATTGCAAATTCTAAGTTGAACATTATCAACTTTTTTATTCAATTCATCTTGTTTTATGGAAAGTTTAATTACTCCAGAAGGATTAAGATCTATTATTTTTGTGACCTGATAGACTTTTGGGTCAAGAATGTTATTCGTAAGCATAAAACGTTGTTCGTGCATAATAGTACGATCGTCACTAAGTCCTAAATCATATAAATTATTACCATACGCATAATAAATATCTGGAAGCCATGCAGCTGTCAGATTATCAAGCGAAGATGTATATTGATCATCCCAACGACCGCTTGTGTAGCTATTAGCTGATCTATTTGAACCCCAACATTTATATAATTTGTTATCGTAAATCCATTGAAATTTCCAATTACATTTTAATATATTATATCTAACAAAAGCATTCGCATCATCTCTGCCGACAATAAACCACAGTTGTGTAATTCTTTCGTCTGGAAGTGAGAGCGGATTATCAAGTTCGTGCCCAGATATGTTAATATCGAAGTCAGTATCATCAGGAACAAACACATAACTTCCTATTGGATAATGTACTTTAGGCCGAAATTGTAAATAATAATCCACTGCATCTTTAAGAATGGAAAGCTTGGCATGACGTTGATATTTAGCATCTTCCCATTTCCATCCATCTTTTGTTAAAATATAAACTCTTTTATATTGTGCATCGGCAGTAAAAGAATTATTCATAATTGCATCAGACTGATTTTTCTTTACCTGAGCTAGATTACTGCCATATGATGACAAATAATTTTTGTACATTTCTGCAGTAACCATAGAATCAACTCCTAGAATTAATTTTGTCTACTAACGAATGCGCATCTAGTATCAATTTTCGGTAAGAACGATAATTAAAATCATCACTTCTTGTCTCATTGAGAGCCGCCTGTAATAAACTCATAATTGCTACAATTTCTACAGGATAGAAGAGAAGAGTATTCAAACCATCGATTTTCTTCATTAAATTGATAAAATATTTTTCAAAGTCAACATTTTTAAATTCATCTTTTGTTTTTGGATCCTTATATAAAAGAAGCCAAAACATTTCTTTGTGTAATTTTTCCTTATATTCTTCAATTTGTAAATCATCAAAATGTCCGTAAATTGTATCCATTATGTATTACTTCCATCCAGATAACTATTCCATATATAACCTCTATCTTTAATCAAGTTCTTCTGTTCCTTGATTAATGATTTTTTTAAATCTTTTAAACCATTTAAATGATTAGTCTGAGAATAAAATTTTTCCTCAGAAGATCCAAATACCTGCTGAGTATTATTCAGGCTGTTAATTTTGGGTGTAATCCATTCAATTACCATACCTATACCTAAGATATCAGTTATAAATTCTGCATCAAAATCATCATCAACAGAATATTTCATTATATATGTCAATTCCTGAACTGTATCTCCAAGTTTCAATTCAGAAAAAAGTCTTCGAATATAAGGTTTATTTATTGATGCATGTAAATATTCCGGCATAAAAACCGCACTTACATCATCTTCACGATATTGTAAAATATCATAAGCTTCTGCTTTTAATCGAAATTTTGAGTATATTTCTTCGTAATTTAGAGAAGGCATAATATACCTCCTTATTTTTAATTAAATAGTCCTGTCATAATACTCATTTCTGTATCAAAGATTTCGTCAAGCACTTTAATTTTTCTTACACTATCAAGTCTACCGTCACTTACCATTTTTGAAGCAAGATGTTTAATAGAGTCCTGTGCCCCTTTCGGAAGTGAAAGAATAGTAGCCTTCATATCTCCAGGAGAAAGCTCTGTAATTACATCTTCAAGATCACCTACAGAATATAATGTATTATAAATTTTCTTAAGCTGTGGAAACTGTGCAACAAGTTCTTCATCTTCAATAACAAAAAATGGATTCATAACATAACCATTATTTGATCTGATTGCTGCCTGCAGATCCTGATATTCAACTTCAATTACATCTCCGGCATCAATCCATGTGTATAAAATATTTGACTTAAGCCCTGGCATATAAAGTCCACCATTAGTAATAGATTTACATGGAATCCCATCAGTAGGGGCATAAGTTTTCTTTTCTTTTTTTACTTCTACTGTTTTTGCTGATTCAGATGTAACAGGTTCCGTAACAGATGCTGCAACAGATTCAGTAGCAGTTTCAGTAGTCTTTGTCTTTTTCACTGCAGTAGTTGCCATGAAAAGTTCCTCCTTTTATTCGTATAGTCGTGCATCTATATGACACACGACTATAATATTAATTTACAATAAAAAAAATTAGGCTAAAGTCCAAACGCCAAAATAACGTCCGATTTGTGTTCCTACGCCCATTGATCTCTGTACTTCGTATTTCATTGTATCATCCATACGATCACCCTTATCAGTGATTTCATAGATTTCTGTTTCACCAACATCAACGAATTTAATGAACTTATCTTCAACCTGCGGCATAATAAACAGAGTCTTAGGATCCATTAATTTCTTAGTTGTATCATTCAGAGCAAATCTCTGTGGGATTTCAACTAATGTATATGGACCATAGTATCCAAGACGTCCCATTGTAGCAACATCTTTCTTCTGATCGTCTGTGATCCAATCAACATCCATCAGTTTCTGGAACTGCTGTAATCCAGTTCTTGTACCCATAATAACTACCTGAGCACCATCATTTGCAAGAGATACATCCTCAAGCAGTTCATCCAGCTTGTCCTTAGTAGCATTTGAAAGAGCACCTGTGCCCTGGAACTGAGCTGGAAGTTTCTTTCCTGCGTTCATCATTTCAGCATAAATATCATTCTGAATCTGTCTAACGAAAGCAGCAGCACACTGATCTGTGAATTTAGACCAATCAAGTCTTCCTGCCAAATACAGATCAATATCAGCACCAACAGCAATACCGTATACACTTGTGGTTACAGTATAACTTTCTCCAGAACCAAGTCTCTGAAGTGTAAAGTCATGATGATCGCCCGCAATTTTTGTTGTAGATAAAACAACTTTATCATCTGTCCAGAATTCCTGGCGATCTCCGCGGGAAAGGTTTCTTGTCTCTACATAGTTATTGAAGAATTCTGATTCTTTAAAGCCTGTTTCGACTTTAATATCAATTTCTTCTTCCATAACTTCGAACAGTTCAATACCATGTTTCTTCATAGCACGATTTCTGTCACGTTTTGTAGAATTCTCGTTTAGTCCCATAATTGCATATACAAATTTACGAACCGCATCTTCTGCGTCTCGTTTGGTCTTTTTATTTCCATTTTCATCAAACATTTCGTTTGGATTATGATTCAGATCATATGTAAGCTTTTTGAAGCCTTCATAATTTTCCTCTGGTGTAACACCATCTTTACACATGCTAGCAAATACTTCCTGAACATGTGCACTTAAATCAGCAAAAGTCATTTTACGTCTCATTATATTTTTTCCTCCTTTCCCTTAAATTAACCAATTTTTAATTTCTTGTTTTCACAAGTAACTGTCGCTTTTTCAGCTGGCTGTCCATCGAATCCCTCAACAGATACCTCAAATACATCACCTTTATGAAGAGCATAACCTCTTACAACGTCTCCTTTTGCGTTATAGAAGTTAGACTCCTTCTTCCATGTATTTGTCCAATCCTCTGCAATAAATGCCTGCATGTAAACAAACAGAGCATCTCCTGGATCAACAACCTCTACATACCAATTACCATTAGCAGCCTGTTTCTGAATTTTACCTTCAAATGTAGTAACAGCAGCTTCTGTGTAACGGTCAAGATCTTCAAAATCGCCTCTTGCTACAAGATTTCCATTATCTGTATCAGAGGTCAGTGTAATGTTATAAATGTGTTCTCCGCCATTCTGTGCAACAAGCTTAGAAGGGAAGGCCACAGCATGCTTTTCAATACTGTACTTAATCATGTTGTTCTCCTTTCATAAATTTTGGCAAAAAAAATAAGACCGTATTTACGGTCTGATTTATAAAACAAATATGTTATTTTGCATTATGCAAATAAAGATCCATATCTATTTTTCTTTTTAGTCTGTGATGGATTTCCAAAAGTCTTTTTACTTACTGTTTTTTTTCCGGCGTTATCATCATGCACATCACCATCTTCAACAGCAAAATTTAACTTGCCAGACTTAGCATATGACAGCAATATAGTATCAAGTTTAGACTTCAATTCATCAACTGAAAATTCTGTATGATTTTCTTTTAAACCCTTGAATTCTTCTGATTCATAAATTCCTTTATAATCATCTGACTCAAAAAGTGCATTTTTAGCTTCGTCAGCCTCTTTCTTTTCATAAGAAGCAAGTTTATCTGAAATTGCAGCATAATTTGATCTCATATTCTGAAGTTCAGAATATTCAGAATCAGTCAGTAATTCACGATGAAGATTATATCTTTCACCATCAAATGAAACATTGTCGCCATCTTTTTTATATGCCTGTCCAAAGATTTTATCTCCATCCCAATTCTCATATGTAAAATGAGAATCATATACAGAATTAATAAAATACCAATCATTATCTGCTTCTTCATATGCATTTAATAAGTTATAAAGTGCACAACGAATATCGCTGTGAGAAAGTTCAAATGATTTTACGAATTTTTCTGGTTCTGTAGGAGCAGGATCACCTGCCGGATCAGTATTAAACGCCTTAGCAAAGGCAGCCTCCAGTTCTTCATCTGAAAGACCTTCATATGTAAAAGTAATATCATCTACAGTTTTTTCGTATTTCTTTAAAAGTTCTTCAAATTTGTTCACCTGATTGTCCTCCTTTCCATCAGCATTTTTTTTATTGAAATTAGAGAGAGTAGCATTAATCTTCTCTAACATTTCAAGCATTTTAGTATTTACATCAAAATTAGAATATACAGAATTTTTTGATTCAAAATCAGCAAGCTGAACATTACTTCCAGCCATACCTGGACCAACATTTTCATTTAGTAAAGTCAATCCACTAACATAATAATCATCCAGATTTAACACTTTATCCTTAGCATTAAATGATAATTCTCTAATACTCAATTCAACACTACAATCAACCTGTTGTCTACGCTGCATAATATCAATTGCGTCCTGACAATATCCTTCCCAGAGATATCCCTGAATTACAGCTCTGTTAACTCCGGCTTCTTTATCATATTCAATTGTATAATCTTTTTTGATTACACCAACTGGACGTTCCTGATAAGTGATTTTTTCTTCTCCATTTTCATCAGTTTCCACTGTAAAATCATGTGATCCAAAATCTTTATTACCATCAGAATTTTCAACGATATTTGCCAGAATAGGGCGATATGGTATAGATTGTGTATTTTCCTGAAATGTATCTTCGTTGATATTAGATTTGTTTAAGTTGACATGATCATGATATGCAGTAGCGTTAAAAGGACATAATCCTTCTGTATGCTTATTATCATCAGATTTTCCAAATGTAGCGACTGCTGGCATTTGGACGCTAATTTCTGCATTAGATTCTTTGCTGCTGAATTTAGAAAAATTATTCTTCATACAAAATTCAATCAAATCGTCAATAGTTAAGAATTTCTTCAAGATTTCCTCCTTTCTTTGAGTAATTCTCCTCAAATAGAAGAGGAGTAATCAAATAAATAATTTATCTGAATAGACAACATCGCTTAAATTGTTAAACAGCATTTTGTTGTCATTTAAAAAAGTCCACTGTTTACCATTCTGGCTCACAAGATGAAAACCAGTCTGAATAAGCAATGAAGCTGATTCATCGTTTGTTGTAATTATAAATTTCTTATTATCCATAATTATTATCCTCTTATCTAGCTTTATCAGCCTTATCTTTTGATGCTTCTCCGTCGTCTGTGATTTCTGTAGAATCTTTTGTTGGGGCACCACCAGTATCTGAGCTACCACTTTGAGTGTATGAAGTCTGCAATGGAACAAATAAATTCGATATTCCAAGAACCTGTTGCTCTAATACATTTAATGCCAGAGTTTCTTTTTCAGAAAATTGATTAAGAGTATTGTATGCAAGAGCTGTAGGAAGACCATTTTGCGCCCCCTCCAAAAGTTCTTTTTTGAATTCATCTTTTGTATAAGCAGAAACTTCAAAGAATTTTACCTTGGCTGGGTTAGAGACCCAATATGTAAGGAAGCGGTTAACCCATCCCTGAGTCTGTGGTAGAAGCATAGAAATAGCTAATTCTGTATCGGCACGAATTGCTGCTCCAAAAGCTGTTGTACCTGAGATGGTAGCACTATTAAGAATTTGAGCGCCACCAGAAGAATTGAAAAGAGTTTCTGTAGCTTTTGCTATTTTGTTCGTATCTGTTGCTTTATCATTATTAAACGAAATCTGATCTAATTTTCCTGGCACAATAGCAGCAGAAGTATAGTCAGGAAGGCATTCGTTAATCATCCTGTTAAAATACTCAATAACAATATCCGGATTAACTTTCCAATCGTCTGGATCCTCACTACCAGTTATCGTTTCAAGTTCTAACCAGATCATTTTATAAATATCCTGAGCGTCAGCAATAGCCTGTAGATCGTCTAAATCAATAAGATTGATAATTCCAGATAATAAACCAGAGAATGGTGGAACTACAGTTTCCCAATCTTCAGCTCTGGCTTTTAAGCAAATAGCATATTCATCTGGCATAGGCTGCCACTTTCCATTTGTAGTATCACTTTCATAGGCACGATACATTGACTGGAAGGGTTCACCCCATAATTCCAACATAGTCTGTCTGGATCTAAAATAACTCATATCCATTACAAACGCGAAATCACCGGTATTGTATATACCAGAAATTTTACAATAATCTGGATCAAGCGGAAGAATAAACATTCCTATTTCATCATAATAAGCGCATCCATAAAAAACATCTTCTCTAAAACAAATAGTATAAGCTTTTAAGAACTCATACTGAAGATTTAACTTATCCAACACATTTAATGTGTCCTGATAAGAACTAAGCATGGCATTCGTATCTACGCCTGCAACCATATCATATTCCGGAATAACAGATCTTGCATCTAAACAAAACATGTTTGCATTATATGCAATTAATCTATAATAAGCGTGACATCGATAATAAAGATATCTTGATAAATTTCTTAAATTCTTTTCATTACTTCCAATATTTTGCAGGTAAGTACGAAGACTGTCCTTACTATAAGCTGTCACCGCTTTAGTGCTTGTCTTAGTGATATCACGAAGAGATTTTGCTCCTTCCATAGCAGCAGCATAATTTTCAATATTTTTTTTATTTTTCTGATACCAATCACGCATTTCAGCCGTATTATTCAGCTGAGAAGGTGCTGGATCAATTTTTTTTGCAGTAGAAACTTTTTTTGCAGAAATATTTCCTTGTTGTCTAGCCAAGTAACAGCACCTCCTTTGAAATATCATATAATTATATTAAGTTTCGAACATAGAATGTACAACGCCTTTTCTAATCGTAAGTTTTTGAACTAACGATTTGTCAACTTTAGGTTTACGTTTTGCAGTAATATTTTTCCGGCGTTCAGTTTGAAGAGCATAAGAACACATACATGTAACGTAAGCTCTATCGTCATGAAGACGGTTAGCTTTTTCAGGACACAATTCAAATGAATCTTTTCCTGATTGTCGTGGAATACGGATCATATTTACAAGTTCCTCTTTTAATGCATCGATACTTGAGAGAGAAGCTTCTTCTTGCCAATTTAATTTTTCAATATGGCTCTTAACATTTTGAAGTTTATCTAATTCTTTTTGAACATTGTAATCAATTTCTTCATCTGTCATTTTCTGTTTTTTATATTTGGCAATTAGATCTTTTTTAGTTTTTTCATATTTATCCTTATCAATATCAAATATTGTAAGATATCCTTTGTTATCGTATGTGGCCGTAAACTCAATTTTATCCTGATTTATCATCTCAATCATGGCTTCATACATTTCTGATTTGTATTTAGTTGGTTCCATTAAATGAAGCTTATTGACTGCATTTGGGAATTTTTTAACATATTCTTCTGAATATTCTTTGTCAATCAGTCCTCTATGAGTTTTACCGGATTTATCTTTCCAATCAGGCATTAAATAGTCAGCAATATTAACACCACCACCACCAGAACCGGCATCAATATAAACTCCGAGAATATTGCTGTAGTTTTCATCCCCACCCTGGTTATAATCGAGAATAACTTGTTTCAAATATTCAATCTGGGCTGGTGTTTGCATAGGTTTCTTTTTCTTTTTATTGCTTATATCAATAAGATTTATACAATTTAAAAGTCTCATTTTATATTCAAGATCCCCATCTTGATTTTTTTCAGAGTAAATTTCACAAACCAAAATTACCGAATTATCTCGACTTCGAGCCGGGTCATATGCGATAACAATTTTTCTTTTACCAGTATCGTTATATAACACTGGTTTACGAATCACTTCATTACGCGCAATAACACCTCTACGAATAATCGCATTGGCACCTGCATCAGAAGTAAATTCACAATAATACTCTCTACGCGCTTTTTCTGGATTAGAACGCATTTCTGCAGCTACTGTACCGGGTGTTAACAAAGGCTCCATTGTTTCTCCACGAATAGTTGGTTTAAATGCAACTTCACAATCAATATGAGCTACAAAATAATCAGGATCTCCCATGAGTTGTCTTTTGCTAAAATCTCTATATAACTTATAGAATTTTGTATCTGTAGAAGAAGCAGAAGAAATATAAAATAATTGGTTCGGAATATTTGATGGAATACATCTTAGACGGTTACGATCGATTGATTTGCCATCACGATCCTTACCAGACTTAAAGCTTTTATTTACAATTGCAAAAGCTGCATATACCGACATCATTTCTTCATCAAGGAATCCACATTCATCAAATACAACACTACCACGCATACCTCTTTTTTTATCTACATTACTGTTAAGTGTTTGAGTAAATGAGCCATTATAAAGGGAATATGAGAATCCATTAGAAGAGTGACTGAAGCCATCTCCAGCAGCATTTTTAATTTCAATTTCTGCCTTAAAAATATAACCTGTAGAACCAAGCATAGTATCTATATTATCATTCGCAAGCCTTTCAAGTGTTGTGAACGTTTGTTCAGCCTGCGATCCAGAACCGGAAGCAATATAGGTCCAATAGTTATTAAATAGCATATCTTTTGCCATGATCATAATATCTATCAATGTAGATTTACCAAATCCACGGGTGCACACTAACAAAACATTCGGACAGTTCCAGGCTCTCTGAATTACCCATGCTTGTGCATCAAGTAATTCTATATTAAAAAAATCATTTATAAATCTTACAGGATTGCATTGATAATATTTCTGAAGATTTGCAATTTTCATAAAACCTTCAAGTTTGCGTGAAGATAATGGGTAAACTCCAGGCTTTACAAAAATCTTATTTCCCTGTTCACAATAATTAAGCTTCGGAAGCTCTTGAATCAGATCCGGATTCATCATCACCAGTCACCTCCGTTTCTTCCTCTTCATCAGAGGAGAAGCAGGAGAATAGTTCATTCAAATCAACTAAATTATCCGGCTCTATTAAATTATGTTCTTCCATATAATCTTTAAGATCAATATTTTCACGTAATAAAATACGAGAAATTTCTTTGTAATTGTCCAAATCATCACGAAGCTTTGTTATCATTTCTCTTTGTTCTGCTAGCATATCAGAATATTCTGATTCATCCAGTCGGAGCTGCTTCAATATAGAAGCATTACTCATATCCATAACCTGACGCATACCACGACAAGTTCCGATATCGAATCCGTTTACTTCACCTTCACGCAAATTCATTTCTTTGATTTTACGTATTTTACCAGTCCAAGTATTTTCACCTTTTTTAGCATTTTTATTATTCTTTAAAGAAATACAACTTTCAGCAGCGAGATCCTTAATAATGGCAGTAAGATCTTTTTTACTCGCCTGTAGTGTTTTTATTGTAGCGGAATTTGTTCTAAGTTTTTGAACGTCAGACATATAAGTAGCAATAGCATTATCAATTTTTGATTGCTGTAAAAATGCTCTTACAATAGAAATAGCAGAAGCAGTACGCATCATATCGTCATTTGCGTCTTCACTAGAATCAAGCAACCCAATTAATTGAGAGTATAGAAATGGTTGATCAGACAATGCTTCTTGTTCAAATGGATCATATCCAATCAACCTAATTACATCAGCTTTATTCTTTTCAAAACCTTCATAATTATCCTGGGACTCCTTGCCTTTTATAACATCTGCAGGAGTCTTTTCATCTTCATATATAATTTTTTGTTTAAAAAAATCAGAATCCTTGAATTGTTTTCCAGAATATTGCTGCATTGCAATGGTTCTTATATATGTACTCCATGCATTTTGTTTTGCTCCTGGAATACCAGCATTTCTTTCAGCTGCTTGAACACTACTATTATAGACATTTTCTAAAAACGGTTTATTCAGATACTGCAGAGCAAGAATAATTGATTCTTTTGTCGGTTTATGTTCTTCTCCATTTTCATCTGTTCTTAATGCAATCTTTCTAGCGCATTCAGAACAAATAGCTGCATATCCAGACTTTACTAAAGGATCCGTATTTTTATAAAAATTTTCTCTATTTTTCTTTTTAGGTTTTCCGCACATATAACACCATGCGGTATCTTCTTTATATACTCGAATTTCTTCTTCGAGCGCCTCTATTTTTTTCTTCATCTGAGTCGGAGTCATTTTTACCGGCTCAATTTTCTTAGTTGTTGCCATAAACAACTCCTCCTTGTACTCATAATAAAAAAATGGGCGTAGTAGGATTCGAACCTACAAAAACCTGATCCTAAGTCAGGCGCGTCTGCCAGTTGCGCCATACGCCCAGAAAATAGGAGAGCAAGAACGCTCTCCTGAAATGTATAATATAAGCAGCAACGCCACTCATACTATTCTTTAAGTTCAGTAGCAATACCAGATTTAATTAAAAATCTCGTTTCTGCATCAAGCACTTTTTCAATAACTTCTTTATCAAATCCAGTATTCTCATGTATAAAATTTAATATTTCGTCGAACTCGACAAACTGTTCTTCATTATTTGTTTCCATAAATATTTTCCTTTACAATTTATAATGATGTTCATCTACAAGACCATTTCCTTGTTCAAATACAAACATAGAGGCTCCTGCATTTGACACCTTATTAATTGAATAGCTATACGGATTTACACCAATAATCGAACGTACAGAAATATATTCTGAATTAATCCCAACATCTCCAGTAGCCAAACTATGCCAATGACCTGAAATAATATAATCCAAAGGCACTTGATATGTTTTTGAAAAATCTTTCAAAGAATCACCTAGATTTTTTGTCTCAAAATGTCCTCCAAGAATTGTATATGTTGCAAGTTGTGCATATACAAGACCGGTTGGATTTTCTATAATTTCAACATTACGATTATCCTTCAAACGTTCTTTCATAAAAACCAATATGGATTTACTCATATCTTCATCTGGAAAAGCATTTTTAGGCTGTCCTACTAATCTCAGCTGATTGTGATTTGAACGTTTTACCATTTGAAATTTAATTCGAACATGATTACTTAATTCATTAAGCCATGTAGATAAAAAATCAGCATATAATATGGCAGAGTCAATAATTCCATATCTCAACTGCATAAGCTGAGAATTTGCACGAAGAATTCCATCTAAGGCATCGCCTAGTTCAAAAATATTTAAAACTTGAATATGATCTTTTTGAATTTGCTCAATAACTTTATTGTATAAATCCCACATACGATTCTTAAATATTTCCGGACTATATGCATTTAGAGTATTTCCATATAAATCTTTAATTTCAAATTCAACACCAAAGTGAGCATCCGAAATTGTAAGAAGATATTCTTTATTCATATGTACTGGAGGAATGTACCCTGGTACATTTAATGGCTGTAATTGATTAACAGCATTTACAATATGTTCGGCAATTAGTTCATCCCTAGAATACTCACGAATCCATTTATTAAATTCTTGCTTTTCAGTCTGTAATTTAATACGTTCTTTTTTTAAAGCTATCTCATCAGAAAATCGTCCTAATTGAATAGAAGAGGATGGGAATAAATCCCATCCTGCATCTATATATTCTAAAAGCAATTTAGACCCTTTACGAATTGTATCGCGGTGCTCTGGCTCTTTACCATGACTAGAACGAAAATCTGCAACATCTTGCCACTCAATAGATGTATCTATTTGTTTTTTCTTAATAAGATCAAGCTGTTCTTTTAGAAATTCGTTATTATCCATATAAAATACCTTAATCTAATTCATCAAGATTGATGATTTCCTCAGTCTTAGTAGTAGTAGACATGTCAAAAGGTTTATCACCATATGCCTTTTCAAAGATATCTAAAATATCAATGATTTCACCATCCATATCTACAAGTTGTTCGTCTACCATATGAAGACCTTTGAGTTTACCATCATATTTAACAGTTTTTTTTAATTCCATGTTATTTTCTCCTTATTCTCCTTGACATATTGAATGTATAATAGTAAAATGATATTTGTGAAAGTTTAAATTAATATTCAGTATTAAAGAATATCTGATAACTCACAATCGATACCAATGATCTTATCTACGATTCCTTTTTCTTTTGCTTCATCTGGGAACATATAATATTCACGATCCTTGATTTCTTCAAGATATTCTGCGGTCATATTTGTATGTTCTACCATAAAATCATTCAGATGTTGCTCTAATTTATCATAAAATTTCTGAATATCTTTACCTTTATTAGATGAACTTACATATCCAGTCTGCCCATCATGATAAAGAACTACTGTATTTTGGAAGCAGTAACGTTTATGTCCTGCAGCCAGAATATAACATGCCATAGAAGCACATTTGGCAAATCCCACTGTAATAATTGGAGTAACAGATGTCTTAATAGAGCTTAATACCTGGTACCCGGAAATAACATCACCACCATCTGAATTGAGATAGAGATAAATTGGTTTCCTACATGATGCTGGAAGTGCCTTATCCTCTTTATTCCATTTCATGATCATTAAACATATATTTTCAATAACATTGTCATCAATAGTTTCGTTGACAATAATTTTTCTTTCTTTTAAATGCTCCTTGATAGTGCTCTGATAGAGACTATCGTCTTCTAAAATGTCTAAAAATTCCATATTCCTTGTTCTCCTATAAATAAATAACCATATCTTTTGATGAAGCAATCACTTTAAATGATTTGTTTTCTTTAGATATGGCTTCTTTTAAGTCTTCCTTTATACTGTTTTTCGCGACAACAGATCCGTGAACTAAAACTAATTTTTCTGTATTTACCTTCGATCCAAATTCAATTAGTTCATTTCTATTGGCATGACTTGAAAATGTACCTAAAGAAATACAGTCAGCTTTATTTTCGACCTTATCGCCACTAATTTTTATAAATTTATTTTCCTTATAATTTTTAATACGATAGGATAAATAAGAGTTGTCTGCTCCGGTATATCCACTAAAAATTATCATGCTTTTTTCATCACTTAAATACTCATGTAAATAGGAAAGGATTCTACCATTCGTACAGAATCCTGAACTACTTAATATAATTTTTGGTGAATGATTTTTTACACATGCTAAGGAATCTTCTTTTTCTTTTATAAACTTCACATTCTCCCAATTGCATACATTATTCCATAATTTCAAATCGTCTTCAGATAGAAGAGTAGTATATAGATCACAAATATCACATGATAATATTGAATCAACTACAATGTCATATTTGAAATTTATATCATCATGAAAAATGTTATATAAATTGGTAAGAATTTCTTGTGTACGGCTGAAACTAAAACATGGCATGATTACTGTTCCTCCACGTTCTGTAACCGTATCAACTGCTGCTTTTAAATGTTCTAAATCAAATTTTCTTGTCTTTTTATTAATTCTGCCTGGTTCTCCATACGTACATTCCATAATAGTTACTTTATTAAAAGTATCTGGGATTTCAGTATTTGGAACATAATAATTTTTTGTATTAAGGGATCCAATGTCAGAAGTGTATAATATAGAATTTGATACACCATTTTGATCTTTAAGAATTAATTGAAGCTGTCTAGCTCCGAGACAATGGCTATTTTCAAACCATTTAAAAGAAACTATTTCATCAAGAACATATAATTCATGTACATTATCATATTCATATATATAATTTAAAGTCGTAGCTACATCCTCTTCTGTGTAAATAGGAGAGTAGTTACGTTTATATTTAAATGATAAAGCATTTGCTTCACTCAACAATATAAAAGCACAATTATATAATAATGGCTTCATTAATTGAGCAGTTGCATGTGAAGCAATAATTTTTCCATTAAAACCTTCTTTTATTAACCTTGGAAGTAAACCAATATGATCAACATGTGTATGTCCTACAAAAACATAGTCGATCTCTGAAGGTTTAAATGGAAATTTCTGAGAATTGATATTATATGAATCCAGATAATTATTGTTTTGAAATAATCCGCATTCAAGTAATATTTTTTTTCCATTATATTTTATATAAGTGCAGCTACCTGTAACATCGTCAGCATTTTGACCTATAAAGTAAATGCCATCTTCTTTTTTCTTCCTGCCTATGTCAAACACCAACTTTCAAATTATTTTACTGCTTAAAATCGAAAATCTTTATCTCTCGGTTTTACAGTAAGAAAATCGGTCTGATTGATTGATTCTCTGTATCTGTTTAACATCTCGACACTACGAACATGCTCTACAAGAAAATAGCTTTTTGCTTTACTTTTATGGTGTTTATTACGTACACGCACATCAAAAGCTCTTCCATGATTACGTAAGTATTCTGCTTCTTTTTGACTGATATTAACCAATTAAGTTTCCTCACTTTTATTTATTTGTAGACTCAAAGGCTCATTATCTGTTGCAATCAGAGACAAAACCTTTAATAAACCCAATCAAAGTGCAAGCACTTTCCATGGTAAAACTTATCTACTTGTTTTATGGAATTTTGATTTAATTTGTCAACCTCATGGGAGAAGAAGGACTCGAACCTTCGATGTTTCTTTGTGGGGGATTTACAGTCCCTTGCCTTCGCCGCTAGGCTACTCTCCCTTGTGTTAAGTGAACAGCTATTCTTATTAAATATATAGCCATAAATGGAGGCCATATATTTTATTGGAAACTTAACTTTCCCATATGATTTATGGTTAAATCACAAAAACTTGACTGCGTTTCGTCCTAAGTCAAACTCCCGCCAGATTTTCACGCTACTAGATATCTGGAACTTATCTTATAATTCATCCAGAATACAGATTTGCGCCTGTCATTCTAAGATATAGACTGTGTACTTTAGTCTGCCATTTACTTCACTTTCTAAATGGTCAAAACGTAATCTGAGGCTAGAGGCGCTACCTCCGCATTTCAGATAACACGCCCCCAAAGACTCGAACTCTGACTAACCGGGTTGGAGCCGGTTGTACTACCAATTATACGAAAGGCGCAAATAAAGGTGACTAATGGGATTTGAACCCATATAAGGCGGAACCACAATCCGCTGCATTGCCAAGTCTGCCATAGTCACAACGCTGCACACAGGATTCGAACCTGCAAGCCCTTTCGGACCAACGGTTTTCAAGACCGCTTCCTCACCAACCCGGACATGCAGCAAAATAAAAGGCAGGAAATTGATCCTGCCTTTCAACCGAAATCAATCCGGTTATCTTATATTCATGATATGCTACAATCACATAACCTAGAGTTACATGGTAGGATTTTCACCTACGAATTCCCACAGGAGGTGGGCTGTAATCTACATATCTTGTAACGCAAAGCAGAGTAATCGAAACTCAATCCTGTCGGATCACACGACTTAGCAGGTCGGTTCCACACCTAGTGAATTTACTTTGCAAATGGACGGCTCCACGGAGAGTTGAACTCCGGACTCCTGCGTGACAGGCAGGTGTTATAAACCGCTTAACTATAGAGCCAAAATAGGAGGGGAGAGAAGGACTATACAATCCTTCTCATAAACAAAATGCGTAACCAAACAAATCAAAAGAAAGTATAATACTTTCAAATACTACTTCTGGGACTCGAACCCAGACTCCATTATTGGAAGCAGATCTTAAGTCTGCTGCGCCTGCCAATTACGCCAAAGTAGCAAAAAATGTCCGGTACGGGATTTGAACCCATGTTACCGCCTTGAAAGGGCAGTGTCCTATACCGCTAGACTAACCGGACATATTCATCTGGGAAGCAGAGGTGCTGCCCCTCTTTTTATTTTATTACTTACTAAAACACAATTATCCGCGGCTCGTGTTCTTTCAGACCTATTCAAAAAATGCCGCATTTCTATCATAAGTAGCCTCGTATTGGCACTTCCCATATATTTAAGCTGGAAAAGCAGGAGTTGAACCTACATTTGATTCGCGAGATCATGTTTTGCCAGTTAAACTATTTTCCAATATTTTTTATTTATGCTGAGATTACACATAAATATAGAAGCTCTTTCGAAACATTATGGTTTCTTTTCTTATCCACTATACGCCGCTTCGCGCACATATAGTAAGCTTCAACAACCGCCTTGTTTAAGAGTGGCACTTCTCTTTAGCCACATAACTACTCTGTTGTCATCATTCCATTGACGCTGCCGCGCCACAAAGTTCCGCTAAGAACACTGTGCAGAATCGGACAAACATATCAGAGTCTTGCGAGACTCATCAATGACCATATTGCATAAAATATACTATGGTATTAGGCTGCTTTCGTTATGCAGAGGTGTAGACTTTCGCTGTATAATATAATATTCTACTTTGTAGTTTCTATTAAATCTTTTAACCTTTTAAAATTCAATAAGTATAAGTAATTATTATCTGAAAAGTCTTCTCTACTGAAGATGTGCTACACCAGACGCTCCGATCCCTTTTGAGGATAAGAATACATCACACCTTCATATCGTTCGGTTATTATCCCTACTAAATGTCCATACAAGCTAATTTGGCACATACCAATTCACTTATACAAATGGCTATCACCTTTGCTTAATAAATGCTCAGATTGAATAACCTCCTGATTCACCATCATATCTTCACAGTTTGCATGAACTATCCAGTTTGCGGCCAGAAAGTGTTCCTCAGCAGTCGCCCTTGGACCACCTTATCGTTCCCTGTTTCATGATACTATTTCCGCATAGGATTTAATCTTTTCACTTACCTATACGAAACGAGACCTTTTGAGTCTCTGGCATGTCAGTTTTGCTTAGATTGACTGCAATATAATTGCTTATACCGCAGCGACAGTGTGTAAATCTGCCTTTATACGCCTCACAGCGCACTATCGGAGCCAAGCCTCCATAATGTAATTAATTAAACAGAAAGGGTTGGCATATACATTTGTATATGACAAATAGCGGGAGATGGATTCGAACCATCGTCTCTAGGGTATGAACCTAGCAAGGATCCACTCCTCTATCCCGCAGTTGGAATGACACGATTTGAACGTGCGATGTCCTGGTCCCAAACCAGGCGGATTGCCAAACTATCCTACATTCCAATATAGAGCCTGTATTTCTACAGGCTCAAAGTATTATTTACGCATTAACAGCGTCTTTAATTGCCTTACCAAATTTGCATTTTACTGCGTTCTTTGCATCGACCTCAACAGATTCACCTGTTCTTGGGTTACGTGCAATACGTGCATCCTTATGTACAACAGAAAGAGTAACACCATCCATCAGTTTTACCTCGTCGCCTTCAACCAGCGCACCATATGTTACGTCCTGCACAGCTTCCATAATTACTTTAATATCTTTCTGTGTATTATTTGTTGCTTCTGCAACAGCCTTAATTAATTCAACTTTATTCATTGTTAGTTCTCCTTTTTCTCATAAAAATAATAGTTATATAAAGCAAAAGCAGTGTACCGACCAGCACACTGCCTTGAATTATCAATATTTAATTTTCAATTATTCGCTGAAAATGTTTGATGCAATTTCAGCTCCAAGATCGTCTAAAGTACAGAAGGAATTGATATATGATACCATTTCATTACCGTCTTTATCTTCGCGCTTGATTTCAATCCCTTTACATTCAGGATTTTTACAAGCCATAACATTACCATGTATATATGTCATTGGGGCACCACATGCTTTACATTTATGTTTACTAAGAAATCTTTCCTGCTGCTCTTTTAATTTCTTCTTATCAGAAGTTTTCTTTGTTACAGGTTTCATTCCCCATGCAGTTCTCATTTCTTCAAGTGATGTAAAGTGTTCTGTTGTCCCTTTGGACATTCTATAATTACTCATGATCTTTCTCCTTATGGTCAAATATATTTGATTTTTATTAGCCGTGTATTCTATGCCCACGGCAGGCTACTACATAAAAAAATAATTCGAATTCCATATTTAAACACGCATTGGAGACAGCGCGGAGAGTTTCGCTTTTCTTCAAACAGCTGTCTGCATACATGTACCAACATCCTGCGCAAAATATCGGCCTGAAGATGCAACGAAGCGAAAAGTTATTCCCCTCATATACCACACGAATTTATATTTACAATTTTTGTTACTTTTAAAGGGTTTTAGGCTGATTTTTTTTCAGATATTCTGCAATTTTTGGCGAAATTTTGCAAGAAAGCCTCACTATCCATTCTGTATAATAAATTAAGAAGATTTCTTGTATAGCGCGAATAATCCTTTTTTCTTCCCCTATTACTTGTATTAAGAGCGATTTCTATTAATCTGCTCATTGTTTTTGGATTTTTAATTTTAATTTTTCTTAATTCCACTAAAATCTGATCGAATCTCTCGGTATATGCAAGAATTTCATCATCAGACATATTATCTTTACTTAAAAGCTCAAGTTCTTTTGCATATCCTAAAATTTTTTCCATTTGCCTAGCGTTTGCTTTGCCTTTTACTTTTATTACAAGATCTTCAGTAGGAATAGTATTAGTAGAATGTATCGGCTTGATATCATCCATAACAATCTGTAAACTATTCATCGGACATATATAATAGGAAGAAATTCTTCCAGATAACTTTTCTTTCTGCTGATCAATCAATTCTCTTTCCACCTCTTTACCGTTCTTTGTATATTGAATCTTACGCGTATATCTCATGAATTCTGGAAAATCTCGACGCACCTGTTTCTTATTACCAAGTTCGTCCTCAACTTCCTCTAACTGCTGCATACAAGGAAGTTTTTTAATACGCTTTATTTCTTCTATAGCATCCACTTCATATTCACGTTTACATCCGTCAATAATAACCTGAGCCAGTACCGAAAGAATAACAAAGTTGTCATATAATTCACGACTTGGATTAGTCCAATAATAAGTCATTGCAAGCTGTGCGAGATTACTGGATTCTCCAATACCAATACGTGATTTGGCGAATTTGTTATCCATACGAGCGTATTCTCTCATTGTATTCTTATATGTAAGACCACTTTCTTTAAGCTTATTAACAATAGTGGGATACTGTTCATATGCGGCCTTAGCACTTTTAACCATCACTTCATTATTTGTCACAAAAAAGAAATCTGAATCAAAGTCGCAGCCATTGGCACGATCCTGAATATCTGTATGAATACAATTTACTGCCATAATGTTATTACTGAATACAAAATATCGCTGCATTTCGTCACTATATGTGTTATGTAAGTAACAGATGTTATTTGGACTGTTATGTGGATTTCTGATTCCACACAAATATTCACCGTCCTGAAAACGTTTTGTATAGCACTGAATAGTTCCTGGCTCTACATTAATCGTAGGATCTGTTTCCGGATCTTCTCCGACTGACTTAAGTAGGAGAGCATAAGGATTGCCAAATATTGTAAGATTATCTCCGTCAATAGTGATTTTTCCAGTTCGTAATCGATTTACATATGCTCGTATGATTTGTCTTTTTTCATACCTAAACCATGTACTATTACCAAAATCCTCATTCCAATCATATAAATCTGCCAGCATCTCATAATGATTTATTATCGTAGCATTCTTCCTGAGATACTGTACATAAAGATTGTTATCATCTTTCATCCCCTCTACATAATCCACACTGGTTTTTGCCAGTTTACGCACATCATCAGTAGAGCAAGGAGATGGAACATCTATATTATAGGAGGGAAGAGTATTAACCATCTGATAACTCATCTGCTGCACACCGCCTAATTTACTTGGATGATCGGTTTTTACTATCCCCCAGTAAGATCCATCGGCATTTACGCGATCACACCAATACTTATAAGCTTCAGCAGGAGTATTACCCATTAAATTCATGAATTTCTTCCATTTAATAGCATTATCAGTTGTGATCATGCGAATATCCTTGAGTTTATGCCAAACTCCGAACATGTCCTGTATTGCATAAGTTTCATAATCATGTCCAGTTTTTTCACACCAATCTTTAAAGAATAACTGAATATGAGTACGAATTCCGCATGCCTTAAAGAAATGCTGCCTTAAAAGAGCCATACCATTAACCCATTCCGGCAAAATATCAGATTCAATCAGCATTTCTCCATCCCAGAGAGTATTTTTTACCTCGGTTTCTTCATCATGAACGACACATTTCTTTTTTATAACATTTACTCGTTTATATCTCTTAGTATATTTCGGAGTAACACCGTCTTTTAAAAATTTTCCTTCAGCAATAGCTCTTTGCTTTGCAATTTCTGTAGCAGTTTCATCCAGAACTTTTTCCTGAACTACATAATCCTCAGCTTTTACGATCTTGGCTATTGTCTTGTAGAAACTATCCGTATCTTTAATAATAAGAATGGCTTCTACAGGACAATAGAACTTTCCAACTATTGTACTGGTTGTGAGAGGAGCATATGCCGACATCTCTACAATCTTAGCATTTTCCATCGGCATTTTCTTTCCAAGACCTATCGTCAGCCAGTTATATGCTTTTTTATAAAGCTTTGAGTTAATAAACATCACCTGTCCGACTTTTGCCTTAGAAGAGTTGCGGTATAGCATTTTATAATTAATAACAGTCTTTTTTTCACCTTCTTTCTTTGTATATGAAGAAATGTATTCAACATTTACACCGTTTTCATAGAATATTTCCCGGATTTCATCTTTGGAACATTTCATATAATTGTCTTTATTATCAATTACATTTCGAAATATTGCTCGAATACGTTCCTTGGATTCCTCAGATAAAGATTTATCATGTTCAAATGGTCCAAACTGCTTTAGCAAGTGATCCATTTCTTCTTCATAACTACGACTTCCAAAATCAAAATCAAGACAGATAATGTCTCGTGTACTGGTATCATTCCAAACATTAAGTCCATTCTGTATAATATAATCACTGAATAGACTGTTGCTGAACATTGCTTCAGTATAATCGTACCGGTTTCTGACTCCCTGGTTATATCCAAAGAGAGTACCGGCCTTTATATTTTTTATTTTTAATCCAAATTCAGACAAATGATATTTTTCCTTCCTCTATATTGTATTGCATCAATAACATTTCCAATAGTAGGATATGGTTTTGTATATTTTTGCATAATAGTAATCCTTTTGTATTTTATTTAAATTCTAAGATTTAGATTTCTAGTACTGATTGTTCCATAATTATTATTAGAAATTGCAGGTATACAGATTGAAGAAATTGTTTCAGACTCTGCAATTCTAAGTTTCATTTTTTTTGTAACTTTCTTCTCTTTTTTATTTAATTTTTTATATTCTTTCTTTAAATAACAATATTCTTGTTGCAATTTATTTTTCTCAAAGAAATTTTTACTGTTTTTTAATTCTGACTTTAATTTAGAGATTCGTTTACGAATTTGTTTCACAGTCGATCCGTTTATATCTTTTACTTTTTTCTGATACCTAAATTCATAATACTTACGTAATTCAGAAGAAAAACAATTCATCAGATCGAACCATTTTGCCAATTCAATCTCTTCGATATCAACAGATTTAGCATAATCAATAATATCCTTGACAAATTCTAAAGTAAGAATGAATGTTTCATATTTTAAAGTGCTTTTAAACATACGAAATTCAATGGTATCCTTATGCTGTAAATTCAATGCAGCACGTTTACCTTTATCCTTATACTTACCATACAGTTCAACTATTGAATCTTCATTTTGCTTTTCACCGGCAAATTCACTATAGTCATTGTCGCGCCTTGCAATCACACAAATTTCATTATTAAATTTTTCAAGAATATAAAGGATCTTTATAATGGTATCGTAATTTAAGACACTTCAAGAGACATTTCTTAATGAATCTGATATACTGTAAACACTACAGAAA